TGGCGTGGGCATGAGATGGGTCTATGGAATTACATTACCGCAATGGTGCTAGAAGCAAATAATCGTGGTATTAAAACTGATAAAAACATGGAGAACCTTATTGCTCTTCGTGATGCTACCCAAGATAACTGGGGTAGGGAAATTCCACAGTGGTATCGTAATAAAGATACCATTGCTAAAGTAACTACTACTCACCAAGTTAACCTATATCGCAAAGACCCAATGTATTATTACCAGTTTGGTTTAGCAAAACTAAGTGAATACAATAAGCCATGTTGCCAAGACAAAAAGACTCCATGCCAGTACTTTTGGGTAACTCACGAAATGAGCTATAATGAAGTTGCCTAAGATACTCAAATGGCGTGTACGGCTCGTACAGCAAGGATATGACCTAGGTTGGAAGCACGGATACCAGGCAGGTATGGATGAACAGCATAAACAGATTATAGACCTATTGAATAGCAATATTCATGGGGTAGATTGGTTGAAAGAAGAACCAATTGAATTGAAAGATATTGTTCCTATCGTAAAGGAACACGTAGCAGATAAGGAACCAGTTGGATGGCACTAACAGATGATGTAATGTTTGTAGCTGGAATGCGATACGCAAACTTACAGATTACAAAACTACTAGAAGAAGAACAAAAGCGTACTAAGCTAGGATTTATTCAGTATCAGCGTATACAGGAGTTATTGGAGAAGAGTGAAGAAGTCTGACTTTGACCTTGACTTAAAATTTGGGGTAGAAGGTGAGAACACAGTAGCCAATCTACTTAGTATAGATACAGTAGAAGTCAAGAGAGATGCTCGTTGGAAAGAAACAGGTAATCTATATATTGAAACTGAATGTTGGTATAACAGTTCTCAGTCATGGGAACCATCAGGTTTGTCTGTATCTAAAGCTACTCACTATGCGTTTGTTTTGGAGGGTATGGTAGTAATAGTAGCAACTTCAGACCTAGTAGAAATAACATCTACTAAAGGTAAACCTATAGAGTGTAATATCCCACCTAATCCATCAAAAGGATACTTGATTAAGCTTTCAGATATAGTCGAATATAACCTGAAATAGGGTAAAGTTATGGCTTCGCCTTAGTCTGTTTTCAACAGACATATGCACAAGTTATCCACATTTTATCCACATAAATCTTACTGATTGTTTTGATAGTCATTGTGGAGAGAAATGGAGAGAAGTGGTATGGGTAATTGTGCCCATATATCTTAAAACTCGTAATCATTTTAGCCCCAAACCCCCATATCCAAACATATAAATACCCTTGACAAATAGCCAAATATGTGGTATATATATGCACAAACACTATCTAAATAGATAAAAACATATACCTTTTTGGGGAAAATATACTCATATCGTAATGTTTTTATTATATGTATTTCTACTAGGGGAAATCAAGAGATATTCTCTACATACCCTGGCATAGCCAGCCACTACGTGGGGGTATCCAAGATATCCATTGACATTATCCCTATAGGTATATATAAAACATTCTGGGATTTTTTAACTTCCATCGTAATGTCTGTATATGATAAATAGTTTATTTGGGGATTTGGGGATACCATCGTAATATCGTAATCATTTTGTTATATTTAATACTTGACAAATGGGATAAGGTGTGGTGCCCCAAGGTCCCCAATTAAGGGGAACCTAGTTACTCTTCTATATCTAAAGTAGCAAGCATCTCTGCCAAGTTTTCAAAGCCTGTATCTTCATTGTGTCCACAGATACCAAGAAATACACTCCAAGTATCTTCGATAAACCTATTACTCTGTTCTGTTGGCTTTACGATACCGCTGGTAATGCTGTATGCTAGGGGTAGACCCAAGTCAGCATACTCTACAAACTCGGTAAAGTATGGCTCTGTTCGATAGTCCATCCATAGTTCTGCTAGGATTTCTGTTTGTGTTTCTATTGGTGTGTTCATAGTTCTATTATACCCTGACCCTTCGACATTTTATCGTGTTCTGCTACTTCTGCGATTTCCTGTAATCTTCGATAGACTACATTGGGATTATCTCTTGCGATTGAGATACCTACTTGTTCTAAGTCAATCGTTACATCACTAACTAGATTTGCTATCTTGGTCGCTACTTTCTGTTCTGGTGTTATTATTCTTCTCATACTACTCCTATTTAGTTATCTCTTCGATTATACTTGATACCCCAGACATTATGGGGAAGATGTTTGGAGGACTAGGACCAAGAAAGGAAAGAAGTCCCAGTCCTCCTGTAGAGCCATACCCAACCCCTTAGATATTCTCTACTATGATAGGGAGTAAACTCAACCTACCAATTCTAGTACGTCCTTTGCATCTACCGTTTCAGCTGAGGGTAGAGATAGAAGGACCTGGGTCCCAAT